TTTCGTAAGCCCTGACAATCCAGCAGTAGATAAGCCGCCGCAGTCGGCATTGACCATGGGCAAAGGAAACATGGCGGTAGAAATTCCCGGCATGAGTAAGACGGGTATTTATTTACCTGTAAAGGCCGCGCTTGAGAACATAGATATTCCGGCAGGCGGGATTACGGGCACGAAGCTGCTTGAGAAGCTGCGTGGTCAGCCGCGCACGGGCCGGGATTTGACGGCATCGGGCTTTGCTGATTTCTTAAAAGACATAGGCAACAACAAGATTGACAAAGAAGCGGCGCTTTCTGCGTATGATGCTGTCCGCAACAAGATGGTTATTCGCACAGTTATGTCAAATGACTTTGCTTACGACGGCGCTGTTTCACCGGGTGAGCGTATTAGTTATTTAGGTATGCAGCGTCAGATTGGGGCCGAAGCTACGGAGCGTAACTACGGCGTAATGCTGTTCGGTGATGAGTCAGCAAAGATTGGGGATCAGCCCATAACAACTGTTGATAATCATGGCTACTTCACTGACAACCTACCAACGCATTTTGGGCACATACGATTTAGCATCCAAGAGATTCTTGACCCCAAGACAAACCAGCCTATCAAAGCATTACTGGTAGAAGAGATCCAGTCTGACTTGGTTCGTGCATTTGCTCAAGCGGAGCAGGTGCAGCGGAATGTTAAGTCCGTTGAGTCTTTAAAGAAGGCTTTGAAGAAAGACCGCCCGGACTTGGACGAAGACACAATCAATCTGATGGCTGAGAACGAGCATGATCAGATGGTGTCGAATGCTGAAGTGGCTCTTGGAAGAATATTTGGTGACAGGATTCCATACGGTCCGGGTGAGCGTCTGGCTGATGCGACATTGGCAGCAAGCAAAGATGTGAAGCAGTACGACCAGATGTTAAAAGACTACAAGTTTGCAGAGGACGCTGACGAACTTTTAGATATGCCACAGATGCAAGTCTATGAAGATACCAAGTATATCTTTTTCAACAAAGCTTCTGACATGGAAGCTGATGCCGTTGGGAAAAAGCTTCTTTTAACGTCGGGCATGCACAAAGCTAAGTCACTTGATGAGGCGGAAAGACTGATTAACAATATTTCAGATGATGTTTTGTTAAACATACCGCTCACAAGACAGGAAAGCAGATTATTTCAAAACTTGGATCAAACGGAAATATTAGCAGAGAAAAGAAAAAATCTTTTACGAGACTGGGAAAAAGCCAATCAATCTGCTGTAAGAAAAGTTCAAAGAGCAGACGCACGTCCAAAGGGCATTCTTTCCAACATATTTAAAAAAGGCGTTGAAGATCAATTAACTGAGTTTAGACGGGAAGAAATGGTCTCTCAGTTAAACTTTTTAACTAGGGCAAAAGCCAAGAATAAACTGGCTCACCGTCTGTCAAGGATATTAAAAGATCAGCTACTCGAAGCGCGGATGAGGCCGCTTGCTGACGGGGAAGAAACTCATATATTCTATGACACCCCTAACTTGAGAGCTAAATCTAAAAACATAATGAAGCCTGATCCCGAGGCCGGAGAGACCACGGTCAGAAAAAGAATTCCGTACAAAGAAATACAAGAAATGTTGGACAACAACTCAGATCTTGTAGACGCCGACATTAAAGACGCGGCTCTTCTGCTACAAAACGAGTTAAGAAACATCGAAAGTGCAGATCCAGTATTTGCAGGCGTTAGTAAATATACGCAACGTACCACAGACAGTTTAGTAAAAGATTTAAAAATGGACATGGCTATTGATCACCTGTCTGGTATGGACATGCGTGATTTACAACAAGCAAACATTTACAGAAACAAAGCCTTAAAAATGGTTGAAGATGCTAAACAAAAAGCGCCGACATTGTCTGACCTTGGGGACAAAGTAGACAAGATTATTAACGATCCTATATTTGGCTCTTTGTTCAGAGAGCGGTATGGCATAGCAGAGGGCGCAACAGGCAAGGACGTGGTCGCCAGTGGCACTGACTTCTTATCCGGCAAGGCTGCGATGAAGGCAGGTGACTATATACCAAAGCCACCATTTGAAACGCAGAATGATTTTATTCAGTTTGCTACACGAGCGTTGATGCATGAAGCAGGCAAGATGGATGTTGATGCTGTTATCATGCCGTCAGTAGAAGAAATGATACTTGGGCGGCAGAATCATATCATGGGTGGTATGTCCCCGCTGGATAAAGTCAAGAACGTAGAGAAAATGAAGCAGGTGCTGGCGGGTGAAAAAAGACTGCGCGAAGTAAAGTCAAAGCTACAGAATCTAGCAAAAGAAACGGACGAAGCTCTCACCTCAGAGGATTTTGAAAAGGCAGGTATCCTAGAAGACATGAAAACCGCCTTTGGTTTTGATTCTTTGCTGGGTATGAATGCAAACGAATATTTAAAATATTTAACGCCAGATGGAATAAAAAACATAGCCAAAGAAAAATACGCGGGTGGTAGTTCATACATTAACAGTGAGCAAAACATGCGTGGTCACTTTCAAAACTCTGGTGAAGCACTTGACGCTGCATTGAGTGGTCTTGTTAAAGAAGGGTTTGAAATTGAAGAGCTAGAGCGTCTGAACGCCAAAACACAGGATGGTTCTAAGTATGTAAGTCTAGGCGGGTATGCACAGCAGGGCAAACCAGAGCTAGCTAAATACAGAATGATTGACATTCGTAAAGGAAATAAGGGAGCCGATGTTGCTAAAAAGGTCCCTAGCGCTTACAATAAGGGCGGTCACGTCGATGTTCGCGGCGGTATTGGCGCGATGGCAAGGGAAGTGATGTAATGTCAAAAGACAAAAAGATTGACGGTCGCACCGAAAAAGAAATTCGTATTATAGGAATTAGCGGCGACGTAACAAAACTGACTGACAATCAGTACGACTATTTAAACAAGGTCATATTTCCTAAAGTATACGGCAAACAAAACAAACGTGATGGCGGGATGATCAAGGGGTATAGTCCTATCTCACGCCCACAGAGATTTAAGGGTGTATTCTGATGGCATCAAGAAAACGTATTACAAGTCACAAGAAGTCGCGTCAGCAGCAAGAGTTTCTCGGCGAGGAGTTTCTCGGCATTGCACAGCGTCGTGAAGAACCAAAAGTTTACGAAGCTTATCGGGACATGACACCTGCAAGGAAAGAAGCCCCAACACCGAAGGTATTGCCAAAGTCAAAGCCAAAGAAAAAATCTTCTGGTGTAAGTTTTGATACTACAGGCACACTACCGGGCAAGACAATTAAAGGTAAAAAATGCGGCGGCGCTGTAATGAAAGCTCGTGGCGGCACATTTAAGGGTGTATTCTGATGGCTAAAGTTACAACCAGAATGATCAACGGCAAGCTTATGGCTGTGGTTGGTGCGACAAAGAACGAAGACGGCGAATATGTAGGCGGCACGATTATTGGCCCAGCCAAAGAATATGAAGAACAAGGAATGTCCTTGGCGGATCAGATTGGCTTTGGTAAGAAGATGGGCGGCTACACTGGCAAGGCTGTGATGAAAAAGCGCGGCGGTACATTCAAAGGAACATTTTAATGGCACTACCCCCACAGATGGTTGATATGGCGATGGGTCCGGGTGGCTCATCACAACTAATGCCTGAAGAGATGCAGATCGAATTACCTATGGGCGATGAGTTGCCTGAAGGTATTGAGCTTATTGGCGAAGAAGACCAGATGATTGAGGTTGAGGCGGAAGTCTATGACCACAATGCAAACCTCGCTGAAATATTAGACGATAGCATTCTTGGTGAGTTGTCTTCGGACCTACGTTCAAAAGTTAAGGACGACATGGATTCCCGCGAAGAGTGGGAAGAAGCCATTGCCAAAGGTCTGGGGTTACTTGGCATTAATTACGAAGAGCGCAATGAGCCGTTTTTGGGGGCCAGCGGCGTTCATCATCCTTTGTTGTCAGAGGCTGTAACGCAGTTTCAAGCGCAGGCTTACAAAGAGATGTTACCATCTGGCGGTCCTGTAAAGACACAGGTTATTGGTGCGCCGACCCGCGAGATTGAGGATCAGGCCAAGCGCGTTAAAGATTTTATGAACTACCAAATCACTGAGGTGATGGAAGAGTTCGACCCAGACACAGATCAGATGCTGTACTACTTGCCACTGACAGGGTCTACATTTAAGAAGGTGTACTTCGACCCGACCAAGCAACGGGCGGTGTCTAAGTTTGTACCTGCTGAAGATTTGATTGTGCCGTACACTGCCTCTGATTTGCGGACAGCAGAGCGTGTGACACACATCGTGCGTATGACAGAAAACGAAGTCCGCAAGATGCAGGTTGCAGGGATATATAGAGATGTTGAATTATCAGCAAGCGATGATACAGAAGATGAAGGCACTATCCAAGGACGTGCTAACGAGCTTACAGGCATACGTCCAAATTATAGTGACGATGTCTATACATTATATGAAATCCACGTTGATCTCGACTTGGAAGGTTTTGAAGACATTGGACCCGATGGGGAAGATACGGGCATTAAGCTGCCGTATATTGTTACTCTTGATGAAGCTTCTGGCGAAATTCTCAGCATTGTTAGAAGCTACAGAGAAGCGGATCCGCTAAAGCGCCGTCGTCAGTTCTTCACACACTTTAAGTTTTTACCGGGTTTTGGCTTCTATGGCTTTGGCCTGTTACACACAATAGGTGGTTTATCTCGTGCAGCAACATCAATTCTCAGACAGCTTATCGACGCGGGGACTTTATCTAATCTCCCGGCTGGCTTCAAAGCTCGTGGTGTTCGTATCAGAAATGATGACGAACCGCTTTCTCCCGGCGAGTTTCGTGATATTGACGCTCCCGGCGGTGATCTTCGGAATTCTATTATTCCCCTACCATACAAGGAACCTTCTGGTACGCTTGCTCAACTCCTCGGGGTGGTTGTTGATTCGGGCAGACGATTTGCACAAGTCGCTGATGCTAAGATCGCAGATGTCAACTCCCAAGCTCCCGTGGGAACGACAGTTGCACTAATTGAGCAGGGCTCGAAGATTATTTCGAGCATTCATAAGCGCCTGCACTATGCACAGAAGAACGAGTTTCGGATGTTGGCGGAGATTTTCGCCGAGAACCCAATCCCGTATCCATACTTTGTAGGTGCTAATATCCCTGCTGAGATTATGGCGCAGGACTTTGATGGTCGTATTGACGTACTACCTGTATCAGATCCGAACATCTTCTCTATGTCACAGCGTATGTCTTTGGCTCAAACACAATTGCAACTGGCACAGGCCGCGCCGCAGATGCATAATCTGTATGAAGCCTACCGCCGGATGTACGATGCGTTGGATGTGAAAAACATTGACGACATCTTGCCAGCGCCACAGCCGCCACAGCCTTTGGATCCGGCAACGGAAAACGGCAACGCGCTGAAAGGTATGCCGTTGCAGGTATTCCCACAGCAGGATCATGAAGCACACCTCAAAGTTCACGTCATGGCGCTGAAGAGTCCAGCCGCGCAGATGAACCCGCAAGGTTACATGATGATGCACTCACACTTACAGGATCACGTCGCTGCATTGGCACGGGATCAGGTCAAGGTGTTCTTTGAAAAGATGAACGAAGAAGCTGTGATGAATGGTCAGCCACCTGCACAGATTGCTAATGAAATGGTTGATGCTGCTATCGCCCAGCAGATTGTAAACATCATGGAGCAGATTGGTCCTGAACTGATGCCAGAACAGCCTGTTGATCCGCTTGTAGCTATTCGCCAGCAGGAGTTACAGAACGATCAGATTGAAATTCAACGTAAGATGCAGAACGATGCAATGGACTTCCAGATTGATCAGGCCAAACTGACACAGGCTATGCAGTTGGCGCAGCAGCGCATGAACATACAGCAAAACATTGCCGACGACAGAAACGATGTCAACGTATACCGCATTAATACACAGGCTGCACTGTCAAGGAACCGTGGACAATGATGAACCAAGGCATAGGGTCAATACTGGATTCAATTAATCAGGCTCTGCTGCAATATGTTGCGGCGGAACAAGTAAAACCAGTTATGCAGCAAATATCACAACTACTAGCTCCTTTTAATGATGGTCAGGCAGGCAGTTCGATGACAGGTGGCCCCTTTAGTGTTAGCACAATGCCAGTTCAACAACCAATGTCAAACATGAATTCATCCGATGCTACGAACAATGCCGCGTTAGCTAGGACACAGGACATGTTTTCACCGAGTAGTTATTCAATGTCAAATCATCCTGCTTTTTCAGGACCGACTCCTTTGGCCCCAACAGGGAAGTCTGATAACGTGCTTGCTATTCCGGGCATGCCTCAAGTTGATCCGGCCCCTGAGAAAATAGGTATAGGTTCGCTGTTATAATGATTATGTGGTTAAAGAAGATCTGGTCATACAAAGTGGGTGATATGTGATGTTCAAGGTCATAGTCCTAGCTTGTAGCACACTTGTGCCACAAGATTGCTGGGAATACCACGATACGAGGGGACCTTACGAAACGCAGGAAAGATGTACTAGCCGCGCTTATGATATGAGTAACGACATAGCACAGTATAATAAGGGTAAGCTTATGGCTAAATCTTTTGAATGCATACCGTTGATTGGAAAAGGGCTATGATACAAGCGCTGATTGGCCCCATAGCATCTTTAGCTGGTTCTTGGATGGAGTCAAAGGTTGAGCAAACCAAAGCCAAGGGTCAGGTAGCCAAGGCTAAAGCTGAAGCAGAGGCCGAGGTTATGAAGGTTGCTGCCACTCACGAAGCGGGGTGGGAAAAGATCATGGCTCAAGCCTCAGACAATAGTTGGAAGGATGAGGCGTGGACTATCCTGTTTATAGTTATAATTGCTATGTGCTTTATTCCGTTCACTCAGCCTTTTGTTGAGCGAGGGTTTGCAGCGTTATCTGCTACACCGGATTGGTTTCAGTACGCTGTTTATGCTTCTATCGCTGCATCCTTTGGTTTGCGTAGCCTGAAGGGTATAAAAAAATGAGTTACACAATGGAGAAAATTCTGGCGTGGAAACTACTGCCGCGCCTGATGATGTTGGCTATGACTGTTATGAGTTATCAGGTTGTACAGTGGTTCATGGATCTTGGTCCAGCGGCTACGACACAGCAGACTGCTTTTGTGTCTACGGTAGTTGGTGCAATGACAGGTGCCTTTGCTGTGTGGATGGGCCATGAAACAAAGTAAAAGCCCGTGTGTTGGGATTTGTGTCTTAGACGAAGATCGTATAAGATGTATCGGGTGCGGTAGAACAATCGAAGAGATTATTAGTTATGGCAAGACCAAGAGTTAATCAATTTGCAAAAGACATGGGTTTGAGCCGTAATCAGGCACAGAAACTTATTAGTGAGGGTCGTCGCCGCAACGACGGGGGGTCTGAAATACTAGACAGTTATTCTCCAGAGCTACGTCAAAGGATGCAGCGCTATGAGGATGCAGAGCGCATATTCACCGAAGACACAAGGATTGGTACGATGTCTGACAAGAAGAAAATGAAATTACCTAAGTCAAAGAAGAAGATGCTGGAGCGCTATGAAAATGATCGTGCGCCTAAAAACCCCGGCACCTTATATGATGCTATGGAGCAGGCTGACTTAGATGCAGATGTGGAAAACCGTGCTTGCGGTGGTACTCATGTGAAGAAAGCTATAGGCGGCATGCATTGTCGTGGTGGCGGCAAGGCTATTCAAGGCACGACGTTTCGCGGAGTTAGCTAAAGTTATGAATAATCCACCACGCCGCACAGAGATCCGTGGTCAGGACCACATGCTGGCCTACATTACTCCGGGTGAAGCTAGTGTTTTGAAAGCCTTGGGTGGTTCAGGTGAAGCTGGCCCTATGGGTATTCCGTCTTACCCAGAAGATAGCTCTCCCAGCGTAGGCGGGAGTGGTTATGGTGGTGGTAGTGGTTCTGGCGATCATAGCGGTGGCGCAAATAGCGCAAGTAGCGCGAATGAAGGTTATGGTAGCCACGACACTGGACAAAATACAGGTGGGCCAGCAACATCAGACCGTGGTTTCTTCGGAAGCATAATGGATGAAATAACTGGCAACCCGGTGTCTTCCGCGTTATCGGCTTTAGGCATGCTTACCGGAGTTCCTGCCTTTGGTATTATGGGTCTAGCTTCAAGACTAGGAAAAGCGTATGGAGATCCCAACTCAGTAGGGTCCGTCACAGGACCTAGTGATGAAGGTGGTGGGCCAGCAAAATCACAAGTGCAACAGATCGTGCCTACTTTTAATCCAATCGAAGATATGGTTGGGTCTGAATATGTGGCGTATGGCGGCGTTGGCGCAGACCAGCTAAGACGCCAGTTGTTTCCGTATATGAATTTCAACCAGCCCACACAGCCCGGTATTACAGGTTTGGTTGGTCAATATGCAGGTGCTGGTCAAGGCACGGGATTAATGACAGGGCCGTTTGGCGCGTCGAACACACAGGTGTAGATATGAAGATTGAAATCAAACTTATTCCAGACGGAATGGACTTGAGCAAAGTTATTCAGGACGGCATGCCTGTTGAGAAAATGGAAGAAGCTTGCCCGATTGCTACACAGGACGTGGAGACAAACGAAGAGAACCGTCGTCTTGCTGTTAAAGAAAACCAGTATGGCCCAGCTATCAACCCAGAGGAAAGCTGTGGAACATGTTCCGTGTTCAATATTACAGAGCACATGCAGCAGTGCATGAAGGATGAATCTGGTGAAGTTGGCTATTGTCAGTTGCTAAAGTTTATGTGTAGTGCTAAAAACAGTTGTGCAGAATGGGCTGAAGGTGGTCCGATGTCGGATCTGCCCGGTGAAGAAGGCCCGTGTGACTGCGGTAAACCTGATTGCAACTGTGGAATGTAAATGGATGTAGTTTCTTTTATCTCAAGGTATCAAAAAGCCTTGAGAAATCGTGTAGATGACATTAGTTTATCTATTACGAGTGGTAGCGCTTCTGATTGGGAAGACTACAAAGCAAGGGTAGGTGAGATACAGGGACTCACTTATGCACTTGACGAACTTCAAACCCTGCTAAAAAAGGCTAACTATGACGAAGACTCTCTTAGTACCTGACTATATCGTAGAGCAGCAGAAAGCTAAAAAGAAAGCTGAAGAAGCCGCAAAATCCAAATCCATCGCAGAACGAGTACCGCAGCCAACAGGCTGGCGGATTCTTGTTATGCCCTATATGGGAAGAGAAAAAACTGAAGGCGGCATTTATATCCCCGATGCCGCTCGTGAAAAAGAAGCCCGTGCGACAACCGTAGCATATGTCGTAAAGGTTGGCCCTCTTGCGTACCAAGACCCTAATAAGTTTGGCGACGGCTGTGAGCCGTGGTGCAAGGAAGGTGATTGGGTGTGTATTGGGCGCTACGCTGGATCTCGCTTCAACATCGAAGGTGGCGAGGTTCGTATTATCAATGACGATGAAGTCATTGCCACCATCATCGACCCAGATGATATCAAAACATACGGAGTTTAAGTATGCCCGATTTAGCAGAAAAAGAAGAACTCGAAATCGTTGAGACTGAGGATGAGGCCCAAGAGGTCGAGACTCAGGAATTTGACACTGAGCCCGAAGAGACAGAACAGAAGGCTGATAACGATGATGACGAACTCGCATCATATTCGGAATCTGTTCAGCGCCGTATTCGCACACTGACTGGTAAGTTCCGCGAGGAAGAGCGACAACGTCAAGCAGCGTTAGAGTATGCTGAAGGCGTAAAAAAGCAAAACGAAGAATTACAGGCTCGACTAAACAAGTTAGATGAGTCTTACGTTGGTGAGTTTGGCACTCGGTTAGAGTCTCAAGTAATCGCTGCTAAAGAAGCATACAAGAAAGCATATGACGAAGGTGATGCTGATGCCATGTTTGAGGCCCAGCAAAACATTAGTCGGCTGGCTATGGAGCAGGCAAAGTACGATCAGATCAAAGAGCGTGGTCAGCAGCAGGTACAACAGCCAGTTGAAGCACCACAAGCTGCCCCGCAACAGCAAGCACCAGCTAAACCTGATCCAAAAGCCGAAGCTTGGGCATCAAAAAATGAGTGGTTTGGTGCTGATCAGACCATGACATATGCTGCTTTTGGCATTCACAGGCAACTAATTGAAGATGAGGGGTTTGACCCAACGTCTGATGAGTATTATACTGAGCTAGATAGACGTGTCCGTACTGAGTTTCCGCACAAGTTTAAGGAAGCAGTTCGTGACGCAGGACCCCGAGTCGCTTCTGCGGAGTCCACGGCTTCCAAGTCGTCTAAAAAGGGGCGCAGAACAGTCAAACTTACGCCTTCGCAAATTGCTATTGCGAAACGCTTGAATGTTCCGCTTGAAGAATATGCAAAGTACGTCAAGGAGTAAGAATATGACTGATAGAAATACACGCGAATCAACATCACGCGCAAAAACTACACGGCGCAAGCCGTGGACACCACCGTCAAAGTTGGCAGCACCTGAAGCACCAGCAGGCTACAAGCATCGTTGGATCCGCACTTCAATTCGTGGGGAAGATGATCGTACAAATGTATCTGCGAAACTTCGGGAAGGATGGGAACCAGTCCGTGCGGATGAATATCCAGATCTGGCTGATCAATATCCGACAATTGACGATGGCAAGCATGCTGGGGTTATTGGTGTAGGCGGTTTAATGCTTGCACGGATTCCAGAAGAAACGGTTGAAGAAAGAACTGAATATTACCGGGAGCAGACCCGCAATCAAATGAAAGCCGTTGACGATAACCTGATGAGGGAACAACATCCCTCAATGCCTATTCATAACGATAGGCAAAGTCGTGTATCATTCGGGGGCAAGGATTAGTCCCCTTAATCTGATAAGGAGTAAGCAATGGCAAACACTAATGTTGCCTTCGGCCTCAAGCCGATCAATACCGCAGGTAGCGCTCCAGCTACTCAAGGTACTAATGCATACTTCATCGACAGCGCCGCTAGCGCGATCTATCAGGGATCAATGGTAAAGGCCGATAACGGTGGTGAAATCGTTATCTGTTCTGCATCCGGCGATACTGAAGCTCCCGTTGGCGTTTTTGCTGGCTGTGAATATGTATCATCTACGACTGGTAAGAAAGTCTTCTCAAACTACTGGCCCGGTTCAGGTGCCGACACAAACTTCGATATCATCGGATATGTGTACGACAACCCGCTCCAGCGCTTTGTAATTTGCACAGACGCTAGCATTACCAACAAAGCAACTGCTGTTGCCGCCATTTTTGAGAACTCACAGTTCAATAATGGTGCAAGCGGTAGCACAACCACAGGCATTTCTAGCGCACAGCTTGATGTCGCAACTCTCGACGCCGCTAACGCCTCTCTTCCTTTGAAGATTGTGGGCATCTTAGACGACGCTGAGAACGCCGACTTCACTGCCGCTGGTATTCCTATGATTGTGATGCTTAACAACCACGCACTGCTTCAGTCTAATTCTGAAGCCGCAATCGCATAAGGGAGTGTAGATAA